GGATACGACCACTCTTAAGGCGGATACGACCACTCTTAAGGCGGATACGACCACTCTTAAGGCGGATACGACCACTCTTAAGGCGGATACGACCACTCTTAAGGCGGATACGACCACGTTGAAATTAGAGACTGAGATTTTGGATAATCACGTTCATTCTCGAGAAAGATGGTTTGGACGGGCAAACTTTCCACACGGAAGCATACACGCAGGAGATAGAATAACCGTCACCAATAACCCTGTCAGGGCAACAAGCGGGAATAATGATTGGAGCGCATGGATATGTCTTCTTGGATCCCAGGATACTCCCCAGATCCCGGGAATGCTTTCCTTCGATGCGCATAAGTTTTCGGTTGTCACGTCCGACGCGACTGGAACATTCTTTGTCCAGGCCGTCGCAGGACCCGATCCTGCCGCGTCTTATGTTGCCGGACTATACACAGAATTCGTTCTGACCATTTCCTCTAATCTGCTGGATAAGGTCTCAGTAGACGTAAGAACAAGGAGAGTTCCGTCGGGAGTCCCTATATGGGCGAGAGTCAAGTGTCCAGGACAAAATGCAAAGTATGTAGACTTTTATTTTGGTATCCACGAATACGAGGTCGCATGAGCGAATTCTGTGTGACAAGCAAAGACATAAGAAAGTTTTTGGAAAATTATTGTAAGTTGGATCAAAAACTTTCTATGGACGTTGTTGGAAATCTTATTCAAAATAGTCCGATAGTGACCAATGTGTCTAATGTATCCGGCCTTTCTCCGTATATGGAGGTATCCGGGGATGGTGTAGACATAGACACGGTCATAGATTCTATCGATTCTCCGACGCAGATTACTTTGAGCAAGCCCGCGCTTTCTTCTGGAGAAGAAAAAGAATTGGTTATTGAGGACTACACTTTTTTATCTAACGAATGGATTGAGAAAAGATTCCATGGATTCATAGTTCCATTCGTTGAGAAAACCGTAAGGCAGAGTCTGGGTAGAGAGACCACTGCGGTAGAGTATTACGACGGGAATGGAAAGAACTATCTAATTCTAAATAGAAGGCCTCTCAAGGAATTGTTAGAGATACGATATGTACTCGGAGGAAGTAATTTCACAATATTGAATTTACAGAATATCGAGGTCATAAGATCTCAAGGAATCTTAAAAGCGAAAAGAAATTATGAAGAGGCCTACTATCTTCCTGTATTTGCGAAAGGAGATAGAAATCTAAAGATAACTTATAGTTATGGATATTTGGAGTGTCCGGAAGACATTAAAGAATGCTTGATATATTTAGCTTCGGAGCAGGCGTTAGGATTCATAGGATCGAGACAAGGTGGAGGATCCGTAAGTGTGCAGGGGTATGGTCGCAATTATGGAGCGCGCGGAATGTACCAAGACATAAGAAACGATCTTGCCCGACAAGCTCATTGGATTTTAAGATCTTACGGAACATCGGTGGTCGCCTAATATGAGCCTCGGAGCTCAATTGGAACTGGGGCAAGCGGAATGCTCTATAGAGTCTATAGCCGAAGATTGGGGAGATTCCTTCGATCTATATCTTGAGGGAGAAGATACGATTATAAGAGATAAGTATAATGGCATTAAATCTAAATCTTTCTCGGATAAGATTACATTGATCAGTTTTACGACTATAAATAGCCCTTCCCAGGATCAGATGAACAAGGCCGGAATATTTCAGCGAGTGGATCTTCTTCTTACCGTGTCTACTAATAGTCTTAAGGAGAAAGAAATAAGTCTCTCGGACATAGACACACTTAGAGCGACGATCGTGTGGGATAATCAAACGTGGATCATAAAGGAGAAAGGGACATCTTCCAATTTCGCGGGCATATCCCTATATACAACTCTCGGTCTGGTAAAGAAATGAAATTCTCATTGAGCTACGAAGCAAGAAAGAAAAGAATAAAGAATCTTCCAGAATTAGTCAATGATATGATGCAAGCTAAACTTAAGAAAGATGTCAAAGGATTGATAAACGAATTTAAAAACGGTCTGAGAAAAAATAGTCTCGGATTAGAAAAGTTAGCTTCTTTAACCATAGAAGGAAAAAGAAACAAAGGGTATTCCAAGCCTGAGAACCCACTATACGGGAAAGGAGACGACAGAAAAAACGACTCCTATATAAATTTGTTTAAGATCCAAAAAGTAAAGGGCGGATACAAAGTGACACCGAGTAAGCGAATGCACTGGTCTAAAAAGATATCTCTGAAGGATCTTTTTACGATCCACGAATACGGAACGAAGATTGTAAAGAAAGATGGAACAATAGTGATCATTCCTCCTCGTCCGGCTCTTCTGTATGCCTACAGAAAATGGATGTCAAAAAGGAAAGCGGATAAAAGAGAAACATCCCGGCAAGTTAAGTCCGCAATCAACGGATATATTTCAAACGCGGATTACGGAAGATATAGAACGTTCATAGGTAAGAACAAGGTTACGGAGAAGGGTCTATCCGAGGAGTGATATGAATTCTGTGTTCGATAACTTTGACGATCTGTCAGGATGGGATATTTCCGAAGGATCTACAATAAGCCTGAATTCTATAAAGGAATTTGTTGCGGGAGATTTAGAAAATTCCGTTTTGCTTAGATTTTCTGGAAAGGATTCTTACGCAGAAAAGACTTACGATTCTGCGATAGATCTTACTGGCTATACCGAGATACTGATCTGGGTTTGGAGCAGGAATAAGCGGCGCAATGGATATAGGAATCCGAAAAGTGATTTCTCATATTCAATTTCATTCAACGACACAGAAGAATTCTATCTGCCTATCCGAGAATCCTTCTTTTACGCTGTGTTCGACTGCTCTCAAATTTCGTCACTGGAGAAGATAAAGATCAAGGCGTTGACGGATAACGAGGATCACATTATAATCAGCTACGGTGTGCTATCGAAAGACGAGTTTCCGATTGACGTATTTACGGGAATAAAGGAAAAAATTGAAATTGAAATTTCAAAGACAATTCAAGAAAAATATTTGATAGGAGAATTTACGGCGGAGAGCGATTCCGATAGAATACGGATAGCTAAAGATTCTCCTTGGATAGATCGTCATAGTACCATTTTGTTGAAAGACGAGACAAATTCCGAAATACACAGCGTATCCGAAAGAAAAGAAGGGGAATTCTTTTTTGCTAAAACTTACGACGGAAAATTCCTGAAGAATGATTATGAAGAAGGTTTGGTTTATCTTCATTTTCCGGTCGTATTCGGAAGGCGGCAAACGGAGATAGAACTCCCTTCCATCACACTTTGGGGATTGGAACCTGAACTTGTTCCTCTTGCGAATCAAATGGATGCGATAAACGATTCTCACCGTGTATCCGATGAGACTGTTATGGAAAGAAGGGAAGGCCACTTTATAAAGCACACAATCTTGATTGATTGCGAGGCGCGTCAAGATGAACTCCTTGCGGAATTGACGACCGTAATCCGCAGAGTGATCGGATCCACATATTTTTACTGCAATGGTAAGAAATTAGCTTTGTCTTTCTTCGGAGGAGCAAAAGAAATAGATTCCACGGAATCTTTTCAGATAATTCCGAAAGTGCAATATACCGTAGACGTCATAATCCAAGAGGAGGTCTACGAGAAAGAAAAATTAAACTCTACGAAGGCTATTCAGGCTTCGGTTGAGATAGGAGGTTAAATGGAAAGGAGCTTTACCGTAACATTTAAAGAGAACAGGACTTTTGAACTTTACATTGGCAGAAAGCCGTATAGAATCTCTCCGAAAGGATCCATCACCCTGACCGGGAAAGAGATTAACCATTCTGATTTTAAACGTCAATCTGACTACTTTGTCGTGAAGGAGGACTAACCGTGGGGCGAAGAAGACTCGGAGTTTATGGAGAAAGCCTTCCGACTAAGAAAACTAAAGTTGTGAAGGCGTCAGATTTTCTCATTGGGGGGATAGTGGGTCTGTTCCCACGAAAGTACTTGACGGCCTTTGAAACGTTCAATACGGAAGAGGCGAGGGAGATATTCGGAGAACACTCTATCCCTTCTTATTACGGATGGGACGCCGTCAATTCTTTTTGGGATAACGTAAAGGGTGTAGAGGCAAAGCTATGGATCAAGTCTCACGTCGGTTACGATGGAACGGATTTCGATGGAGTGTCGGCTTCTTCACAAGCCCTTAATGGAGCAGGCACCTTCGTCATAAAGGTGGAATCCGCGTATAAAGATAGCGTAGACTTTTCTGTGGATGGAAATAAGACAGCGTATACCATAGAGAACGGAGCAAGATTCTCGACGGTTTGCGCGGGTGCTCCTCTCACTGGAGATCTGTTCTTACAGTTAGACAGTGTCGCAGGAATAAGGAAAGGGGACTGGATTAAATGTAAATCTTCACTGGATACCTATGTATTTAAGCAAGTGTCCGAGATTGAAGAATCTCTTGGGAGAATTGCTTTCTCTACGGAATTCGGAAGCGCAGATTTCTTGGATGGGGATAGCGTCGAGGTTATGGGCTTCCGATTAAGAATCTGGAGAAAGTCAAAGCAAGGTCTTCTTAGAGAGGTGGATTCCGAACTGGGAAAAATACTTTGCTCCATGTCTTCGGAAGTCTCGGACTACTACGTTTCCAACGTGTTTCGTGAATCTAAGTGGGTCAAAGTCACGGATCTTTTAGAAGTACCGAGCGCGTATCCTATAAACGTGTCCGAAGAAACTTTTCTTTCGGGCGGAGCTGATGGCACATCTCCATCTACCTCAATCCACTGGAGTCCAAATCTTACGGCGTTAGATAATAAGCCGATAAGGATGCTGTGCAATCCTGAGACTTCGGATATGTCTGTACAAAAAGCGATGGAGACCTATTGTCGAGGAAGATGGGATCTTCCTAAAGTTATATTCAATGTTCCAGAGAATCTATCCGTGTCTCAACTGATTACTCTTGGCAACAAGTATCAAAGATCTGATGACGTTCTGGGGGTCATAGTAGGTAATTGGATCAAGATAACTGACCCGTTTTCTACGTCTTCTTTCTCATTAGATAGACGTATCCCATCGGTTGGAGCGGTTATGGGATTGTGGATAAGGACAGTGGGAACTAAAGGAATCCACTACATACCTTGTCAATCGGATTCTCCACTATTCAATGTCAACGGAGTCGTTGGAGATCAGGCGTTGGACGATCAAGAAAGGACAAGGTTGTCGGACGCGGGAGTAAATGTCATCCAAGAGAAAGCAGGGTTTGGAACTGTAGTGAAGAATTTCTTTACCCCCTCCACAACGGAGGAATTCTCTTTCGCGAACGGTATCTTAATGCGGGAATATTTCAAAGTTTCTTTCGTTGAGTCTCTCGCGGACACGGAAAATGAGCCTAACAATTTTGCAAGAATAAAGGAGAGTAAGATGGCTATCCTCCAATTTTTCTACAAGAATTGGAAAACTGGATCCACGGGCAATGTTCCGGAAGGAGAGACCTTCGGGCAGTCTATCAAAGACGACGGATCATCTACAGCTCCGGAAGATCACTTTCAAGTTCAGGCCGACCTTGTGAACAATCCACAGAGCTCTATCAACGCAGGTAATCGCAATTTAGACTCCTGGTTTACATTCGCGACTCCGGCAGGATCGATTAAAATCGGTGTCGGCCTAATGCAGCTATAATCAGGGGGAATGAAATGCAGAAACAAGAAATGGCGGAAAAGAAAAGAGCTATGTGGGATGGCGAAGAGATCCCAGGGCTCGTATCTGTAGAGGAGATAACACTGACAAAGAATACAGTGGAAGTCCCCTCGTTCAAGCGCATAAGACCAATATCAGCAGGAATCAAGAAGATTCCTGCGATCAAACTAAAATATCGGGTGGATAGACCGACGAAGACTCAAAAATTTTTGGAAGAATTTTTTGAAAAAGAACAGGTCAAGGATCTAACAATAATAAAGACTGACGCTCACGGTGTGGAGTACTCCAGGAGACTCTGTCCTCTTTGTGAGTGTGTTGAGATTACTGATCCGGCGTATAGTGCGGAGAGTCCACAGTACGCGAGTATGACGATTACAGTTTATCCGGACGACATAATACCGCTGGGGGCAGCCTAATATGAGATTATCGATCCCCATATTTCACAGCGGAAAAGTTTATACGGATGTTGAGATTGGAAAACCTACGGGCAAGATTTTAGCAGATACGCGATCGGCACTTGACGATAGTCAGGGAAATTTCTTTCTCGCCTCTAAAGTATTCGTCGGAGGGTGTATTCAGAGCGTCACAGAGCAAGACGAACAAGTGATCACAGATCCGGTGTCTTTAAAGTCTTTAATCTCTAAGATGCCTCACAAGACCGCGGAACAAGTCTCCAGAGAGATCATTCTTAAATATTACAATGAAGACGATGGAGTAGAGGGCGCGTATCTTTGTCCTCGTTGCGGACATCAGCTGATCTGTGAGTTAAAAGAGACAGAAGATCTGACTCTCGACAATCGGGATTTCATATCCAATCTTAAAGTTAATTTTTTTGAAGAAAAAGAAAATATCCTTTCAGTACAAATGGAAGATCCGTTTGTACTGAAAGACAGATCGGAGCAGCGTATCGTCATGGAGATATCCTCGTACTCTGTGGAATTTCCGACATTGGAGCACGGTATCAACGCGTTCCAGACTTACGGATCACGTAATCCAGTTAAGTTGCAATTCGCTCTATATGCTAACGCTCTCACTAAGATCAATAATGAGAAAATAGAAAACCGCTGGAGAAATAACTACGGATACTATTTTCTCGAGAATATGCCGAATATGAAAAAAGACTTCGGGTCTCTGATGGATAGAATTAACCAATATGGCGTTATTCCATTCGTTGAGAAAACTTGTCTCGACTGCGGAAAAGTTTGGAAACAAAGAGTTAATACGTCCAATTTTTTCGATTCCGCTCTCCGTGTATAGTTAGCGGGGAGCAAGACGAAATTGGATGGATGCTGAATTCGATGAATTATCTGGACTTCAGCAAAGAAGCTCTACTGATAGAGTCGTTTATGATAGGGCATTACAGTAAGGGAGGATTCTCTTACGATGTTCTTAAGGATCTTCCCTTCAATGAGTATGAGATCCTCGTGAAGGAAGCGATTAGAGTTAGTAAACTTAACGATAAGAAAGAAGAATCTGCGGAAGACGAATAATTAGTACACGTAAGCGGAGGAAAAAGTGGAGCCTGACATAGCGTTGACCTTTGATCCTGATTCATTCAAGACAGGAATAAAGAGTATGATGGATTCTTTAGCTATCTTCGAGAAGGCGTTTGAGAAGACAGAGAATTCTGTGCAAGAGTCTTCTAACAAGTCCGGAAAAAAGATGACAGATAGTCAAAAATCTTCCCAGACTAAAGCTAACGAATCGGCAAAGAATGAAACGAATGGATTCGGGGCTTGGGCGATGGCGAAAGGAACTTTAATCGCTGGAGCAATCACGTCAGCTATGAGTAAGATCAGTTCCAATATCCCGGAAATAGCAAACACGGCGAGCATAGCTTCTGATATATTTTTAAGAAACTTTCTATGGCCTCTACGAAAAGAAATGATCCCTATGTTGCAATCTTTCTTAAATTGGACAAGGGATCACAGGGCGATGTTCGTCCAATGGGGGACTTACCTTGCTAACGTGTTCCGCGCTGTCGTGTCCGTCTTTCGTGGTATGTCCGAGACAATACAAAATCTATGGAACTACTTGATTGGTGGGATAGAAAAAAGATTCGGAAAGATGACTAAAACAACATCAGAAGTATTCAACCTGATTCTGTTTAAGATCACGGCGATATTTTTATTCGCGCAAATGTTGTTGGAGCCGATTGTAGAATTCATTATAGATTCCGTAATCAATATAGTCTACTGGGTGAATCAATTTTACGAGGGTTTTGCAGAGGCCTTTGGAGGAGCGATGCCGTTCATAAGCGATATTGGTGATTCGTTAAGTAGACTTTTCGACGTATTCAATTTTGGATCGGTAGATGTGGAATACATAGGTCAACTCTTTCGTGTACTGGGCTCCATCGCGGGTACAGAGCTAATTCCGGTATTCGCTGCGCTCGCACAAATCATAGACACGATCGTTTCTGCTCTCAGAGATGTCGTTTTCGTCGGTCGCATCGCAGCCGCGACTCTTTCCGGCGACTTTGAAAAGGCCGGACAGCTTATGGATGAGAGAAGGAAATCTAGCGAGGAATACAAAGAAAGGACATCGGAAAGATGGAATAAGACTAAAGAAGGTGTCGTGGCGGGAGTTTCTTCCGTGGAGAAGAATTGGAACGCTGTCGGCAGTCCGAAAGGACAAGTGATCGCAGGATCTCAAACAGTAAACAACTCCCAGACGAATCATTCTAATATCGTACTGAATGTTGAGCTTCCGAAGGATCAGCCGTTAGATCCGCAGAATTATGCTAACATAATCTCAAAGGGCGTTAACGACGCCTTGAGAGAGGAAGAAAGAAGAAGAGGTCAAAGATAATGGCGAAATTGAATCTGCCGAAAACCTCTTTCCACTTACCTTTCTTTATGTTTGACATCGACAATAAGCAGTTGATAACGACCCCACTTATTCCTGGAGATATAAAGGACAGTAAGGGAATTGTCTATTCTGAGACTCCGATTCCTGGACTCAATTATCAACCAGTCATATATGGAGGAGGCGGAAACAGGAAGGTGTCTTTCACTCTTCCCCTGATCAAAAGGAACAATTCTGTGGGAAACGTTCTCTTACTTAAACAATTTGATAACCTCCGAAATCAGGCGACGGGACTACTGGGGGTCTTTGGTGGACAATTCAAACCGAATCCTCAAGTGCTGTACAATTATGGAGTAGGGTCTACTCCTCTTGTCTACTACGTCGCAAAATGCGATGCGACACACAAAGCAGGATGGGTGAACGAGTTGGGAATGCCCCAGTATTCCGAGCTGGAGATAGAACTTTGGTTAGACGAGCAGAATCCTCTGTACCTTGCTGAAGAGGTCTTCAGAAAAGTTTCTTCTTTTGCTGGAATGATAGAGAGCAGTTATTCTATGCTCACAGGACAAGAATCTAAGAGGAACTTTTGACGTGCGTTATATAAATCAGAATACTGTCTCTTTCATAACTTTTGACGGAAGAAAGATTCCGGTCCGTGAGCTTCGAGAGATACCTACATATCCAAAACTGAAGACTATCCCAGTATATTCGGGAAGCTTCGTCGACGAGATAGCTTCTCGAAGGGACATATATGGCGCAGACGCGGAAGGTGAATCTTATAAGATCATTGAGCACAACAAGATTAAATTTGTGGAGTCTAACTTTAACTTGTACCGATTTAAAATTTTGGAAATTCCGAGCTTACTATGATAGGATTGATCAATCGAGACAGCAGTTATTTCAAGTTGTCCGCGGACAGTATTAAACAATCTATGTCCATAATGACCCAGCAGGTCATTCGATTCTCTCTCACCGAAGAGACCGGTAAACTATTGTCTGGATCTCTCTCAATTTACGATCCGACGGACTACTATGGGAATATCTTGCGAATGGGAAAGCCGATAAACATAGAATTCGGGTACAAGAAGAATCCCGTGTTCTTCTCTACATTCAAGGAAGATAAAGATCAGACGACGGGTGCGTTTAATCGAACAGGAATACGGGCTATAATACAATCGCCGTCAGGGAGTGCGAGCGACAAGGGCGTAAAGGTGTACAACTGCAATTTTATCGGCAGGGAGTATTCTGCAGGGATCTACAATAAGGTGTTCCGGACGGGAACTAAAGCGACAGTAATCTCTGAAGTCATGAGTCTATTAGTTATCTCAAAAAAGAATCAGTATATATCTTTTCCGAGAGGAAAGGAGAGAATAACGGAAGACACATACGTTATGCAGTATGAGAGTCACGTCAATTTCTTAAGGAGATTGAGCTTCGAGTGGGGCGCACTGTTTGAATTGGCGACGACCCCATCAGGAGAGCGAGTGGGTCTGTTCGCGACAATGGATTCTCTGTCGCAAAAAAATTATGCAAAGCTAAAGAGTCAGGCGGAAAGAGGGAGCTTTATGACTTTCAATTATATGTATAAGAAAGGGGAGAACGCTTGCCTTGTTAAGAGCTATGATTGGTCTCAATCTGGTGGAGGCGCGGGTGACAATGTCCAGATAGTCATGGTCGCAGGTCAACCTCAATTTATACGATATAACGCTGCGACGGAGTCTACGATAGTCTACAAATTCAAACCTGAAAAAGTGCGGGCGATGCTCAAGACTCAACCAAACCTTGCCGCGAGATCTGATCTATTGAAAGATTGGTTAGCGATCAACGAGTTTGAGACCCTCGTTAAGAAAGGATTCTTTGTTGCAAGCACGGAAACAACCGCGCCTCAAGGACTTGGATTTAAGATAACTTGTAAGATTCTTGGAAACACTATGGCGACATCTTCTATGAGAGCGATTTTTGAGGATCAATCTGAGAAGAAGAATAGTTTGGGCGGTCTGGATAAAATCTTTACAAATGAAACAGCCGAAGGTTTTCCCGATGTTTTCAAAAACAAGAATTACAAATTTTGGATCAGAAAAGTGACTCACGAGATAACTCAACAAGGCTATCAAGGGGATGTGGAGATCGTGGATATGTTCACGGCGTCTGGAGGATCTTACGTCGCATGAACGATGACATCCACGACATAACCGGTCTATTGGAGAGGATAGTGAGAAGGGAGACCACGTTTCTTCGACACTATATTGCTCAAATTGTACAGAATGAAGATCCTCTAAAGAAAGGTCGGGTGTTAGTCGTCATTCCAGAATTGAATATTTTGAGAGAATCGGAAGGGATCTGGGCTTATCCGAGGGACAAACATTCTATGAGTGTTCCGACCATAGATTCCTATGTAGAGGTTTATTTTATATCAGGAAATCGTAATAGGGCAGTGTATTTGGGATCGGCTTCGGAGAGCTTTGAATCTTGTAAGAATTATGACGGAGACGCGGAGAATCATATTTTGTTTGAGGATCCAAAGAGATCACAGCAGAAAATCAAATATAAGAATAAGAGCTTGGACATAGGCGTTGATAATATTAAGTTATCCGGAGATCAGTTAGAGATTTTGAGCAAACAAATAAAGATGTTAGCGGGAACGGAAGCGTTCGTCTTAGGGACGGCCTTGGACTCTTTCTTGGGATCATTGATGACTTGGCTATCTGCGCATACTCATAATGCAATTTCTCTTGGCAGCCCGACGTCTCCTCCCCTCGCTCTGGCTCCGATTAAACCTAATATAGTCTCGTCTAAAATAAAGGGAGAATGATGCAAGACAATACTCAATTCAGTTCGGATTATTTTTTCTATCACGGAAAAAATTCTCTTCAAGAAGAATGTAGATTCGACCTCGTTTCTGAATTACTGCAATCGAAGAGGTCTATGTTTTACGCGCGATCTTTTGGAGCCGGTGTGACGGAATACGAAAACTACCCTAACGGACTAACTTTGCAGATCGGGCTGAGATACGATATCGCTCAAGCTATTGCTTTGCGTAATCAACGAGTAACAAGTGGAGAAGACAACTATCCCGATAGGAGAATCGCTTTAAGTCAATTTTCTATCGAATTCATTCGAGAAGGTGGAGATAATCTATCCTTGACCGTGATCTACTTTCTGTATGCAGATTATAGCGATAGCAGATCCATATCCTTACCCGTAGGGAGGAGTTCCTAATGTCCACAAATCCGATTAAAACTACGAGTAGGTCTTTTCTTGAGATTATGAACGACATAAACTCCGATCCAGACCTGATAGATAAACCGGAATTCTTTAAGAGAATGGTATCTGGAGTAGGGGACGTTATCGCTACTATACAAGATCTAAACGCGAATCAATCTTACATAAGGACAGCGTTTACATTTCAATCCGTTAAGGATCTTTTGAAACTCATAGATTATGAGATCAGACCAAGAAGAACCTCGCAAGGTACTCTGACTTTTTATCTTTCGCCTGAAACGGTTTTTCCGATAACTGTAGAAAAGAAAGATTTAATCGGAGTTAGTCCAGGGGGGGTGAACTTTTCTTCATTAAGATTCGAGGCTCGTGAAGACGTGGTCGTCGAAGAAAGTGTAGAATCTTTCATGGCGGACGTTTCTACGAATTCTTTAACAGTCGGAGAAGACTATGTTACGGGTGGTCTCGTTAGAGTATCGACGACTAACCTTCTCCCTACTCCACTGGAGACAGGCACAGACTACTATGCCATAAAGGTCTCCGAGACAGAAATCAAATTAGCCTCGAATAAGAAGAATGCTTTCTTAGGTTTGCCTATCGCCATAGAAGACGAGGGATCAGGAACTCATTACATTAAGAAACTCTACTTTTCTACGACCGCGTACCAACAAACTGCCCCGGATTCTTTCTCAAGTTTGGGTCAATCCGACGGAATATCTAAATGGCAAACGTTCAATATCTCGGAGATAGGGCTGTTAGAAGAAAGCGTTTCGATAGTTATAAACGACGAACTATGGGTGAGGGTGGATACTCTACTGAATTCCGCGTCCACGGACAAACATTATAGGTTGTTATACAACTCAGACGAGTCGGGATATATCTTGTTTGGCGATGGAAACTACGGTAAGATCCCAGAAGCATTCGACATTATTCCGGAATACGCTTCCGGTGGGGGTCTTCTTTCTAATGTCAACGCTCTGGACAAGATAAATTCTTACGGTGGAGGAAATGAATACGTTAAGGGTGTGACTAATACGGATTACTTTTCTGGAGGAGACGATAGAGAGAGTATAGATTCCGCGAAGATTATTGGTCCTATGTTGACCAAGAAGCAAGAACGATTCGTCACAAAGGACGATGGTCTTGTACTTATTCAGGCCTTTGGCGGAATATCCACGTCAAGAATCGACGAGAATTACTACGGGCTACTGTCTTGCAGAGTGACCTGTGTCCCTAACGGAGGAGGAGCATTAAGTTCCGCGTTAAAGACAGAACTTAAGAATTATCTTACTGACAAGACAATTCTATCTTCCGTCGATGTACGCGTAACAGACGCGAATTATGCACCCGTAGATTTTACGAGCAGCTATAAAGTCGAGTCGGGATATACCTTCTCTGATCTAAATCCGATGTATGAATTGGGTGTAAGACTGATCTTATCAGAAAGAACGGCGGAAATTAAATCGTACTACTCTCAAAATGGAATAGAAGACACAGTCTCACTACTTAATTCCATCTGGGAAACGACATTCGGAAAATCCAACTATTCGCAGATAGCTTCGTTGATAGCGTACGTAGAAGCTCCTTCGTTAGGCGTAAGTCTCCAAGAGTCTAAGGTCATATCCACGCTTGCGATCATAAAGGGTATAGATCATATTAACGTGTCTGTGCCCTGGATCTTTCCCGTTAATTTTAGTTCAAACAGTATCTCGACGATAGGAACGATTGTGACGACGGAGATCTTATAATGATCCCAGTACCTTCAATAAATTTTTTTCCGAAAGTCTTTCGAGATTATCCGGATGAAGCTCTAATTGCTTTAACGAATAAGTTGGACGATCTGTTCATAGAGTGGTTTGAGAACGCAAAATCCATCTCAAACTTTTCAAGAGTGGAGAGATGTCCTTCGGAATTTTTGAAAGAATTGGGGTATCTATTCGGAGCCGACATAAGCACTTATGACGACGATAGAGAGATAAGGCTCAAAATCTATAATGCGATTAGGATAAATAAGAAGAGAGGAACGTGGGTAAGTCACGTTAAGTTAATTGTAGACTCTATCGCAGGATACGACTCCAGGTTATATTCTCTCGGAGAAGGCTCTGATCCTGATGATTGGATATTGACCGGCAACGGAGAATTAGAACAAAGCTCCAACTGGGCGATACTCGGAGGAGACGGAGAACATCCTTACGGAATGTATCTTATAGGTGAGGGATCTGAAATAGAAATTCCAGGGAACATATACGTCAACTGTCACTTTGGAATCTATACAGTGGTGTTGACGAACGAACAAGTATTCAAGATGGTAAGTGATCTCAAAACGTTCGCCCTTCCGGCATATATGAGGATCTATCTTGGGTATTTGGACGAAAGTGGTGTATTTATAATCTATGAAGGAGGAACGATAGGATGAAATTGAATTTGATCGAAGGACTTATTCCTTCTATGATTATACAGAATTCTATGGAGAACGATTAGATTTTGTCTGGCGACGGTCTACTTGAGGTGGACAAGAACTACGCCGTTTTGGCCGGAAATTCTGGGAAGATATCTTGGGTATGATTCTGATCGCAGATTCGAGAAAACCTATCTTGATATTCGGGACAAAACTTTGAATGCGTATCTAAATCTTTGTATTTGCTATAAAGATGAGGATAACAATTTAATTCCGTACGAAAATGGAATAATACATCTATAGGAGGAATAAATGGCGGATATGAATAAGAGAGCTAATTTAAACTACGACGGAGACCTACCTGAATTTCTCGGCGATCGATATTACTCTCAAGACCTGTTGAGGGACAATCTTTTTGCACATCACGTCGGATCAAGGATCGTAGAAGATCTAATAGCGAAGACACCGATCTTGCTTCGCGGAGGATTCGTTCAACAGAGTACCAAAAGTACGATTTACATCGCAAAGGCGATAGGATATGTTCCGAAAACTGTGGAGGTTCCGGACTCTTTTGAAGCTATTCCACAGACTAAAATGTCTGTGACCACTAAACAGAGAGTAGAATCAGAGAATGTCACCTTGGAGTTACCGGGAGCAGTGTTAGACGGAACGACGGTGAATTATGTTAAGTTGAGGTATAAAGAGATCGACGGAGCGATACGAAACAAAGCCAAAACTCTATCGGACTATGTTTATGAAAAGATAGAATCCTATGAGATATTGGTTGATCCGATTGTGCCTACTCAAGACGAGATTCTTCTTGCGACTCTCGTAGGTGTAGTGAATCAGATATTTAAGATCTTCAATTATCCTGCGCTGAACTTAGATTCCGTCGGCAATGGCAACATTTTGATTAACTCTTGCTTTCAGAACTGGCAGAGAGGAACATCAGGATTTCTTCCGATGCTCGCAGATAGATGGTTTGTGAACAAAGATCCTATAACTCTTCCTCCTACCCAGCAAAGCCTATCGGGACCTACGGACGGAACAATCGGAGAAGACTACTCGGAATACTTTTATCGAATATATGTTATCGGAGGATCGTCTCCTTCCAAATTTACAGCTGTTTCTCAAAAGATAGAGAATCTAAAAAAGTACGCGGGAAAAACTCTAACCCTTTCTTTTTGGGCGAATTGCGACGTATCTCGCACGATAGGAATTGAATTTGAGCAAAATTTTGGAACAGGCGGAAGTCCTTCAAGCCCAGTAACGGGTATTGGAGCGATTCCGGTCACGATTCTTTCCGGATGGTGTGAGTATCGAGTCACGGTCACGATACCCGATACGAAAAGCAAGATATACGGAACAAACAAAGACGACTATCTAAGACTGAATATATTCTTAACAGCAGGCTCAGATTGGGTGTCTCGAACTGGAACTATATCTCAAGCCAACGGAGTAATCTCTCTTGCTAAGATTATGCTCAATGAGGGATTCTCCGCTCAACCTTACAGTCCTTACGGCGGATCCCTCGAAGAGGATACTCTCGCCTGCGCGAGGTACTATCGGATAGAACGAGATTTCTCTGGAGTTAGTTTCGGATCTACGACGAGTAGCTTTCATTTTCGGGGCATACCTATGAGGATTACTCCGAAAATAACGTATCTCGTAGGAACGACCGTGTATTATCCAAATGGAACTACTGCCACAGCTCCAAGTTCTCCTGAAGATTGCCCTGTCACGGAATACTATATGGGATCGGGTATCGCTAACGTCGTTATGGCTGCAGCGGGAGTCGTGGGACCACTTTATTTACGAGGAAAGTTTACACTGGACGCGGAATTTCCGACACCATAATCATAAAGGAGGAAGGAGGAAGGAGGATGAAAGACCTATGGATAATAACGTTGAGCTTTACAAGCTGTCTGTTTCAGCTCTCGGTTTTGTCTCTCTTATACTTGTCAATGTTTTGATCTATACGATCTTCTCTTTGAGAAAGAATGACAAACAGCATTTTGAGAACAATGAAAAGACAATCGTGGCGATAGCCGAAATCAAAACGAGGCTGGAGTATCTGAAAACATACGGAGTCATTAAGAGGACAAAGAAATGAAGATGACAGAAAACTTTTCGCTGGACGAATTCCTATTCTCGGAATCCGCTGTAAGAGAAGGCATAGACAATACACCTTCTCCGGGAGTTGTGGACAATCTTCTTCTTGTCGCGCAATTCTTGGAAAAAGTACGGAAGATAATAAAAAGACCCATAACTATTGGATCAGGATATCGTTGCGGAAAACTTAACGTCAAGGTGGGAGGATCGCCTACGAGTACCCACGTCCTGGGATTAGCGGCAGATATTTCCGCGTCAGGGTATTCTCCTTACGAACTTGCCGCGATAATTCGGGACAGAGGACTGCTGTACGATCAGCTGATTCTGGAGTACAAGATAGCGAACGGAAAACCTTATCAAGTAGTTCACATAGGATTGGATCAAAGAATGCGACAACAGACACTCACACAGATTATAAACGAGCAGGGTAACATCGCATATAGAGAAGGATTAATGGAGGTATAACTATGAAGAATTCTAAGGTTAAGATTCTAATTGAATTCTTAAAGAGCAAAAATTGGTGGAAGATAATTTTAGCTTTCATCGTGGGAGCTGTGACTCTCTCTGGATTCTCTATTTCTTTCGGAGAATTCAAATGTCAAAAACAGGAAATAAGAATCCCTTTTCCTGGAGTTACCGACGAAACAGAAAAGTGTAGACCGGAACGGTGCGAAAGAGATCGATTCGTGCCTACAATACACGACAAGGAGAAAATCTATGAATAAGAAGAAAGCCCGTATAGTTGTAACATTAGCTTTAATCGTCGTAAGTGTACTATGGACTTCCTTGATTCTTCAAGGGTGTGCCACTTACGGGAAGGTGAGTACAATGCCAAAGAGAGAGAATTACACGTTAGAATCGTGCTATCGTGCCGATCTTTGTGAATGGCAGAATGCTAACTTGGACAGCGAAGCAAAGGTACAAGACTGCACTGCAAGAACAATGGAGTGCAGAGCGTTCGACAAGTACATCTATTGTAAGGATCAGAAGAACAGATGGTCTGGACACGACGAGGATCAGTGCTTTAAACAGTTAAATCAAAAATAGTTTTATTTATTGTCTCCTTTTGAATGTCTTTGACCGGCGGGATTTCCTCGCCGGTCTCTTTTCACAAAACACAGTTTTCCGGATCTACATCTTCTCGGAATCGTAAGAAACTGGAGTGTCGCATAGCCCCACTTGGAAATATCTCAAATCCTCCGAGCTCAACCACTTTTCCGATATACTCTTTTGAATTTTCTGAAAATTTCTTCCTCCACTGAAAATCAAATCCGCTGGTCTTGGTCACTTCCTTCAATCTTCCGTCAACATATAACCCGCACTCCATAGAGGATACGCTCATATCTTCCGAAAGATATAGTTCTGAGGACGACTTGGAGAATCCGAGACACACATAGTCTTTCGTAAGAAATTTCTTTACCTTATACATAGATGTACAGGGCGAATTACTTTTCAATGTTCCGGAGTATTCTTTAAGAACAATCCCCTCTCCTCCGTCTGACAAGACGTCTTTAAAGAAATTCCAGGCCATAACTTTGTTTTCTAATCCGTCACGCGAACACAGGTTTATCCAACTTAACTCTTGCACGGAAACGAACTCATTCTTTTCTATGAGATCAGGAAGAATTGACATCAGAGAGGAAAATCTTTCTTCGTGGGTTTTCTTAAATAATTCTTCTCCCTTGTACTTAAGAATATCGTAAGGAACAAATCTTAGCCGGTTTGTTTTTTTCAGTAGACGAGTTTCTTTTTCTGTTCCGTATCCCACCTCTCCTACGATGATCGTATCTTTCGGAAGAATAAAATTTTCCGCGGCCTCTTTGAGAATGGTGTACTTGCTCCAGTCCCTATGCCATCTACATTCAGAATCTTTTCTGTGGATTATACCAAACCAACCGTCAAGTTTTTCTTGACAGAGAAATTTTGAATCCCACAGGGGAAATTCGTAGAAGGCGGAAGACACATATTCTTTTGAACTCATCCCAGGCCTGTATTCAGGGAAAGGAAATTTGCCTCTTATCTTTAACTCTATCATTGGTCCTCCGAGACAGAGCCTCGTCTTAACTGTCTGAGACGAGGCTCTACTACTCTTAGAATTCTTCGTTTTCAGAACTGGACGAAGGGCGTTCAGATTCAACTATCGTGTAGTCTGTTTCCGCAGACTTCAGCATTTCTTTAGCCGGAAGAATGTACTTTTCTATCTCCTCTTTGGTTACGAATCGTTGAAATTCGGGAGTTTCTCCAATCGTAAACCACGAGCCCTTATCGTTAAAATCCTCTACTGTGCGTATCTTCCACACACCCGCCCAGCTCACTCCAACGCTTTCTCCATTAGACTTGAGCATTCTTAGACGAGTGGCGAAGGACTTCGCGTACTTGAGAGAAGTCGTAGACAAAGAAAGAAGGAACACGCTGGAGGGATTGTTAATGTCAAGACAAAAGAATTCAATGGTGTCTACGACGTTGTCTCCTTCTTTAGTCCATTTTCGTAATCCTTCTTGTCTGGCTAATATTTCGTTTTCCTTGAATTTTGGAAAACGACCTGAGAATCCTTTTCGATCCGGTTTCCATACGATCAAAGAATGCTCTACTCGCAAGACCACGATATCCAATGAGTCATAAGATTCTCCCAGCGCGGTGTTGAAAAATTGACCTTGCTCCGAGGAAGAGCTGTATTTTGGGTCGCTCTTCTTCAATTCTGGACTCAACGCTTGTAGAATCTTTAAGAAAGGGGTCTTGAAAGTCTGTCCACACGTTCCTTCGAATCCTGATTCTTGTCCTTGGAATAGGGTTACATCTAAGCTTTCTTGTTGTATTTTAAGTGAATTTTTTTCTTCTTTAGACATTTTCTTTTCTCCTTAGATTATTTTATGTCGGCTTCTTGATACTGGTACACTGAAATACCTTCTGGTATAGTCTTTCCGTTCTCTAATCTATCCTTGCAGTATTTCTTCAAAGTCTGTGGATGAATAGAGTGCTTCATATCGTATACGACCGAATTCTCCATCAGCAAATTCAAGACTTCCGGAGATGGATCCTCTATGACGGTTTGTACTTTGAATAAAGATTTAACTTTATTCTCGGCTTGATCCTTGTCGTCACCTTCCGCGTCTATCATATTGTGATACGCGAGGGAATAGTTCTTGTCCGCTATACTCGCCTTGAGATTATCCTTCACTATAACCTTTTCCCCTGAAGATAGTCTTATCTCCGATAGTCCGTAACGATTGAGAAGACTTGGAATAAGTTCTCTTGCGAGATGTTCTTCTTGAGTCTTAAGAGACTTTAGTTGATCTTCAACTTTCTCAATCTCAAAAGAGACTTTCCGTTTGTCTAAAATCAAATTCTCCAATTCTTTCAGCGCGTTTTCTTCCATACACTCTCCTTTTTCAAAATGTTCAGATAGTATTCTTTCTCGTCCACCAATTCCTCCGGGTTGTAGGATTCCTTTGGTTTTAGAAAATATACCCTATCTATATAAAATAAAATCAAACAAAGATTATAGCTGTAATATATTGCATGGCGTTTGATCCATGCAAGCTGTCCGATCCTCCAGTCGGGCTTAATCTCAGCTTGATAATGTTTTATGCTCTTTAATTCCGCCCATAGGACATACCCGTTCTTACTCATATATACATCCGGAATGCTTTGAGATTCGAATCTATGTACAAGGATTCTGTTCTTCTTACACAGGGGGCGGATTACCTTGTGATATATCTTGTCTTCGGTCATTCGTCTAAGATCTCCTTCAAAGGCTTATTGCGAAAGTAGTTTATCAGATCCTCTTTTCTTTTTAGGACGGCGTAGATGTGTTCGTCGATAGTGTCCTTACAGACTAAATCCTTATAGACTACGGTGTTTGTCTGACCTATCCTGTGACTGCGATCTTCGGCCTGTAATCTTTTATCCTCCGAAAAGTCGTTGCTGTAGAAATATTGCAACGAGCTAACTTGCAGATTCAATCCCTCTCCGCCCTTCAGTGTATTACTAACCAGAATTTGGAACTCCCGTCGCTTAAATTGGTCTATTATATCCTCCGAGGATCCTCCGTAGTAGATTCCGCTGGAATATCCTTCGTAGGTAAGCCGACGATGTATAGCCTCAATCTCAGCTCGGAATCTCGACCAAACGATTATGGATGTCGTTTCTGGAACACTCTCTAAATCCTCTAAAAGTGCGGTAAGTTTACAGTTAGTGTCTATCTCCAAGAGGCTCACCCTCTCCGCCTCACCCTCTCCGCTTATCATGGGGAAAAACCCTCCGGTGATGTTCTGCAGTCGGATCAAGAGTGTAAGTTTGTGACCTACGACCAATTCCTTATCCTTATACTCCGCATACATAAACTTTTTAAGATCCCTGTACAATTTCAATTGATCTCCGCGCATCTCACAAACCATCTTCTCGTATATCTTATCCGGAAGATTAAGACATTCAGACTTATTCTTATAGAAGGTCACGGAAGAAATTTCTTCTCGCAATTCTTTAAGATTCTTAAATGGAGAATATTTGTTCATGTTCCTCACAGTCAGGATATCCTTCACAGGTACTCCATTCATTAGTGCGAGTCGCTCTATCTCTGTGTGCGGGGAATACGCAGGGTTCTCTGACTGATCCTCAAGTTTCCTCAAGCTATTCTTAAGAATGTTGTAGGATTTCTCGTCCATCAGAGTCTCGTATTTTTTTCCCTCTTGCGTCTTTTTAGAGATTAAGATCGCGTATTTGTGCGAGAACAAGAAATAACCCATTCTGAAGAAATCCTTCTTCAAGAATTCAAATTGGCTCCAAAGATCTAACGGACTCCGAGGAGTAGGTGTCCCTGTCAGAATGGCCTTGTAAGGAGTTCGTAGAGAGTAGTCCAATATAGCATTAGCTTGTTGCGCCCCTCCTCGCTTACCGCGGACAGCAGGCCATCTTCCGTTCTTAATCTTTACACTTTCGTCCACTACGAAGAAAACCTTCCTCTCTTTAAATAAGATGTTTAAAGACCGCTGGGTATCCGCGGAACGAAAAGCCTCTATGTTGATCGAAACAAATAAGAGTTTTTTCTTATCCGCTAACCTGTTCATAAATTCTCGGTTAAACTTCTGTGAGGAATCTCCTGTCCATACGATTCCTGTCCAGTCTATATCGGACTCTACATGAAGAGGAATCTGCTCGTCTATCCATTGGTGTTTAATCGCGTTGGACGAAACGATGAGAACACAGTCTATCTTATCTTCTCTATACCACAACTTGGCTTTTTCCAAAACGACGCGAGTCTTTCCTGTCCCCATTTCCATGAACAGCGCAAAGAAAGACTTATTCTCTATAAATCTCAGAGCTTCTTTCTGATGTTCATACAATTCCGGTATCTTCTTCCCCAATTCCACTTTTTCCTCCACTTACGGCCAAATTACCCTCCCCCATTTGCCCCACAGGGCGTTTATTTTCAGGGGGTAAGGGTTTAATACCCCCTGAAAACAGCAGGGTATTATACCCCCGCGTAATAATTATTCTTCTTCCGCGATATCAGTACAGACAATACTTGTCCCGATAGAGATCCCAAAGATCTAAGTCTTTAAGAGCTTTCAAACAACTCTCTACTTTGTAGAGTATGGACTCTTTCAACTCAGATCCAGGTAGATCTTTCTCGACCCAGAAGTTCTCTTGGTGTATTTTCTTTATCTTCGGATACTGATCCCATTCAGCGACGAGATATGTGAATTGGGTGCATCCGGACACGTAACAGTATAATAAATGTTGAACAGTCTCCATATATTTGCCCTTGTAATACTTCTCTGTTGTCTTTATGTCTATGACACACTTACGCTCTCTGTTGATCGCATCATACTTACAATGGATGTAGCTGTCTCCAAATTTCGTAGATAGCTTTTTCCCTTCTTTCTCGTAAAAAGAAAAGTTCTGAACGGATCTGCATACGGAGATAAATTCCGGACTCCCTTTTATCTCTTCTTTCTTAGCGTTCTCGTACACGCTTTTTTCGAAGACTATGCCCCTTCTCGCGGCTTCCGGCATATCCGTATATGTTCTTGCGAGAGTACTCTTAAGGTCTTCAAACGCCTTCTTCTTCCATGTCAATTTTCCGTCTCCGCCTCGCTCGTCTTTAATGATTGCATCGGGCGAGGTGAAGTACCATTCCACCTTTCCGATCAATGTTGCGTTGATTAAGTTTGCCTTTTCTCCCATTTCCTTTCTCCTTAAGTTATTTTATTCCAGTCTTCGACTATACTCAATTCTCCCCAGGAATCTCCAATCTGACAATCTACAATTAACGGGACTCTCAACTTAACGCAGTTTTCTAAGATGTTCTGGAGCTCTTTAGCCGCCTCTAAACCTGCTTTAGTTCTTGGCACGCTCACATCCTTTTCGTCGTGCACAGTCAGGTGAGGATGTAGAACATTGAATATTCCTGCCCTGTAAGAATCGCTCATAGCCTTTTTCATAATGTCCGCGGCAGATCCTTGAATCAAACGATTGAACATAACGTAAGACTTATCTTGATCCACCAATCTTGCTCGACGACCCAATATCGTTCGTATGTACCCAACCCTTTTTGCTTTAGCCGCGACACGATTCGCAGTTTCTCGGATGAACGGGAGCTTCTTATGATAACGATCATAGATAGAGCGAGCGGTGAGTTTATCCCAACCATAGATATCGGCCATCGTGTTTGGACCCATTCCATAAGCGGCTCCAAAATTTAGAGTCTTAACGATCTTACGATCTTCTATTCCCGCCATCAAACCCATCTCATGATGGTAATCTGTTTTCGGGTCATCTCTATACCTTGATCGTATAGTGTCTGCCCCTTCTCCAATAGCGAAGTGAGATATGAGTCTATACTCAACCTGAGAGTAATCGTCTTTTAACCAAAAACAACCTTCTTCAGGAAGAAACAGCTTTCTTATAGCCTGTCCCGATATTAAAGGATTATCCGAATCGGAGTAGTCTTCCTCATTTCTTGCGGAGACTTGTTGTAAATTTGGATTAGACGAAGAGAATCTACCACTGACTGTCCCATACTCGTCTCCCCTTAACTGATTGAATTGACAGTGCAATCTTCCAGACACTACGAGATCAGGATACGGAATAAGAAACAGACTGAACAAAGTGGTGAGGTGTCTTATCGCTTTTACATCTTTGATTATTGGATGATCTATACGACTCAATACCCTCTTATCGAACGTGGGATTGCCCCGATAGATCCCATTCTCCATCATCTTTGGAGTAGGTTCTCCGTAAGTTATGGGTAAGTCGTACTTGTCAAATATCTTAACAAGATCGTTAGCGCTATTGACGTTAATCTCTGCGTCAAGGTTCTGATTGAGTTTCTCTTGTAATTCGCATCTTACGTCAGATAGTTCTAATCCCAACTGGGTCAACCTGTTCTCATCCAATCTCACGCCCGTTTTTCTCATCAGGAGTAAGAGTGGATAGAGGCTCATCTCAAGATCGTACACCCCTTTAAGATCTTGCGCGTTTAGCTTCTTCTCTTGCTCCCTGAATACTCTTACGGTTAAGTTCGGGTCGTTTTGAGCGTATTCAGCGACGAGATCTTGAGGTAATTTCCAAAGAATCTTTCTGATATCGCTTTCTTTCTTGACCTCCGGATGATCCTTAAAAACTTGATCATAAATATTCTTATACCCCTTGCATTCTTTAAGATATTCCTTAGACAAAGAATCCAAAGAATACGATCGTTTGTATTCGTCCAACAAAGGCTCCGCGATCTGAACGTCTTCGAATCTTCCGGAAACTTTTATTCCTTCGTAATTCTCTAACCAGTCTAAATCGTAAAGACCATTCGCGAACACTTTCCTATTGTTCTTTCCTAATTGATCCTTCAAATATCCGAGATTCTTTTCTCGCTCTTGGGGCGTAGTGTCGTAGTGCTGTAAAGGATAGTATTCAGATATCTCTCCGTTAGATAAAGAACAACCTAAGACGTATCCATCTTTACGATATACTCCCGGTCCTTTTTCTTTAAGAAAAGGATCTTTAGATTCTATGTCTACTCCAATTAGTTCGTCTTTTCCGTAATCTCTATAAGAGAGCATTTGGATACCTCCTGTAAGTTCAAGATCAAAATCCGTCCATTCCACTTGGAATAGTCTGTGCGATACGGCTTTTCGTAGATGACAGCTCTGACCCCCTTATACGACAACAACTTAATACATTGATCACAAGGACCGTGAGTGGAGAACATTATGGATCTACCGAGGTTTATAGAAGGATCTACATTAACGATCGCTCTCATCTCTGCATGAATAGACCAGCAAGAATCGTGAGTCCACAGGAGGTCGTTCCGGACACACTCTTTACAGTCAATCTTCGCTCCAGACCAACCTACTCCGACGATTGCTTGCACGTCTAAGTTATATAAGACTGCACCTACCTTCTTCTTTAGGCAGGTCGCTCTTTCCGACCATTTCCTCGCATTCAAAATATTCTCAAGAAGTTCCATTTGAGAAATCTTAATCTCGTTATCCTTTGCTAATGGTGTCATTCTCCCCTCCATAATTTAGAAAGTATATGTTCTTCATAAAGATACCCCTGTTCTTCGTCGGACAATTCGCGATAGTTTTGGCGGAAAAACTTAATTGTCTCCAGTATCTTTTCTAAATTCCTGTGATAGAAATGAAGACTTCCCGCTTGATGATTGTACACCCCGAGGTCTAATTCATACCCAGACTGATTCAATTCTTCTTTAAGTAGAGTTTGAATGAATACGAAGAACGGGATATCATACGGCAATCCGTACCACACATCGGACGATCTCATCTTGACGTATAAATCTAAACGTTCTTTCCGGATAAAGAACTGCAAATACATTGTACAAGGATTGTCATTACTCTTCTTCGCATGATTCGGAGCGTAAATCGTCATAACCGCTTTCTTACTATCTTTGTTACGGATCAGCATCTCTTTCGCATAGTTGAATTGGGTATATCCATAAGAATTCTTATCGTGCAATAAGAGCTTGCCGTAGTTAGAGATTATCGTTTCTCCATCGTCGGAACACTTATTCCAAAATTTGGAATATCTTGCGATATCTTTCAATCGATCGCTTCCGCTCATATAGAATTCCATCTCTCCTTTTAGATAATCGAAAGACATCTTTCTTACAGTACAAAAGCAATCAATGGGATTCGTCAAGATCAGAGTAGGATTGATCAATTCCGTAAGAGTTTCTCCTTGTCTATTGGTGATCGTTGTCCCTATCGTCAGTAACCTAATGAGCGTCTTGTAGTATACCATATTCATATTGTCTTGTTTTACGATTAAGTTATCCATCGTTACCTCACTTGTTCAGTATTTCGTACAGAGATTTTATATGGGTTACGTAGTGTGTAAGAGCCCTAACCAGATTACGGTTCCCCAGACTTATCTCCGCCTCGCAATAACAGGCCGCGTCTATCGCATCGGCAAGAAGAAAGCAAGTCCAAACTCTTTCTCCGAAGCTCGTCTTCACAAAATCTTCTAAGTTCTTCTCAGAAAATTCCTTGAGGTGGTTTGGAACGATCTTATTCTCTATCTCTTTCCAGGAGGAGAGGGTCTGTTCATCAAATTCCTTCACACTCTTATTCAAGTCTCCGGAGAAAGACTCGACGAAGTCGTGGTTATATATTCTAAACAATAGCTCTGCGTCGATCTTTATTCCGCGCTCCTTGCATATAAAGTAGAACAGATTACCCACACCGTAACCGTGTTCACATAGATTTTGTGGAACGATGACAGACTCCATAGAGAATCTCTTAATGTTCCTAAGAATTTGATACTGCTTAACAAAGTCTTCGATATTCATAGTGCCTCTTGGATTACATCAGGTAATCTTGTTTCTATCTTCTTTAGATTCTTCCACAGTTCGCTCTTTTGATTTATTCTCATCATTTTTTTAAGACCCTCCTCTATTTCTTTTTCCGAGTATTCCCTACCCCAGTAGGGATAGAGTCCTTCTCGGAAACTCTGCTGTGTGCAGAAATAGCAAGAAGGAATCATTCCCCTTCTTTTAGTGTGCAGTAGATACCGAATAATTTGCGCTTCGTCGCTGTTCCAAATTTCAGAAAGACTATTTTCCTTGACGTTTCCCACGGAGATTGCTCTTCCTCCATCCCGACAACAGATCATCGCGTCTCCGCTTACATAGATCGTAAGATATTTTAGAAGATCCACGCATCTCTTTTGCAAAGGAAAATCTTCCAGTCTTCTTCCTGAATACTCTTCTATCTTATCCTCGCAGATGTTGCCTCCCCATGTGTGTCGTCGTCTTGACGCATCGGACGTATCGGAACTTACCTCTCTCGCTATCACCAACCTCTTTTGCTTCGGCTTCGTATAAGTGCATAGAGGATAGGGACTATCCTTATAGAGGACTACGTCTATATTACGAGAACTTATTTCTCCTCTAATTTTCTTCAATTCCGATATAAATATATCGTACTTATCGTCTCCGTACAGATCGGCCATTAGATGGGTAAGACCAGAATCAAACACATCCAACATTTTTTTAAATCCGAATCTTAAGAAGACCTCGACATTGGAGTACATCTCCATCACTGCCGTAGGGAATCTATTCCTCAATTCATGGATATACAATTCTATATCCTTACAAAGAGTCGGCTCTCCGTGACCGCATAAAGTTATCAACCTCAACTTATCGGGATTCAATTCTCGAATTATCTTGTAGAATATTTCTCTCGGCATGGCCTCTATCTTGTCTCTGGAAATTCCGCAAAAAGGACAATTCAAACTGCATCCGTGGAATGGCTCTAACTTTATGTGCCTAATCTCGTCGAATGCAAGGAGTCTTCTCTTCTTAAATATCTCAAACTTTTCTTTTTGATCCATCAACATCCTCCTTCATACTTTCTAAACTTCACCCGACCACCCGATCGAACGAACCCCATGTACTTTACATACTTGCAGAATTCACATAACCAGTGTTCCACCTCTCTCATTGTAATCGTTTCACTTGGAAACTCTCTTTCGATCCTATCCTTGAGCGCAAGATACAATTCCTGTATATACTCCTTTTCTATTTTCTTGTCGTATCTCCTATGGGCACTACCGGTTACGAGTATGTTCAGCCCTTTCATTGCTCCGGGACCAAGACTACACCATTCGTTCTTATCTGTCGGATGGAATTCGTCCGTGTACTCCATATCGCAAGCATACTCGTAAGCCATGAATTTACCGACCGACCCATATCTCATGAGCTCTCTATGCAGTTCTTGGAGAGTTGTCCAGAGAAAATCTCTCATAGATCCGTCAGAACTCCAGCCGTTTCTCTTCATTTCTTTTATGAGTATGAACGGAACTTGGTGTGCTCCCACAACTCCTTCGCATGAGTGGGGATTTCGGATAAAGCACGAAGAGAACACTGTCTCTCCCTCCTTCTTCATCTCCAAAAGAAATCTTTCGGCCTCGTCTAAAGAATTTAGATCTATGTTATCTTGGAGTTTACGATACGTCTTATGCGTCGATATATATCTATACAAGACTATGAGATCCCATCGTCTTTTCGGGATTATATTGTCTATCATCCATTGAGAACACTTATCGTATTGTCTGAAGAGATTGCAGAAAAAGAATCTTTGAAAAATCTCATCCTCTGTCCACGGCTTTGGGGAATCCAAGATACGTTTTCTTATATAAATCAAGTGTCTTTCTTCCGCGGTTTTTAGAAACAAATCTACATTTTGATCTATCATAGATTCACCTCGAAGAGGTGCTCACCGTAAGAAGGAAACTTTCCTAAGATCTTTCCGAATGCGATCTTGTTAAACAGATTCTTACTTTCTGTTTTCTGCAAGAAAGACGACCACTTAATCTTACAGTCCCATCTTGGACCGATCCAAGATCCGTTAGACTTTGTCTTCAATTCTATCCGAGAAGGGAATCTTTCTCTAAGATTCATAGCAGACTTGTTCTGAAGATCTACTGTACGAGTAACCTGACATCCTCCTAACGCTCCCGTTCCGCTATCGTCCACAGAATATCTCGCATTAGTTATCGTCATATACCCTTTATCTAAGAGGCTTAATTGAAAGAAGCGATCACACATATAGGGAGCTCCCAAATCTTTCTCATGGAGACCCTCTCTTATCATAGTGGGTGTATGATAGCAGGCGAATCTTATAATCGGCTGGGTCTTATAGAAAGGGTTATCTCCAGAAAGAACGAACCCGACCTGCCTCATCGGAAAACCCACTAACGGAATACTCCCGCAACATAGACCTATGCTCTCGACTAACATCTTATCGAACACCTCGTTAGACAAGACCTCTTCTTTCTTATTGCAATACTTAGAAGGCCATTCTTCTTTTCTGAATCCTACTACGATATCGTCGTCAAGGAACACCAGGAACTCTATCCCATCTCTGTGGGCAGACACGAGAGCAAACTTTCTTTTCTCCAAAGTGCTGTACTCATTATCAACCCGGATTAGAGGCACAGGGCTATTGTCTCCTCCGTAATCGTCGTATTCTTCTTCTCTTACATAAACCTGAAGAAAATGTTTATCCTTATCCACATATTTCCATACTCCGCGATTGTCTCGGAGCATACCTGATCTTGCTCTACTCGGAATCACAATCCTATAACTTATCCCTTCCAGATTATCGACTACCATTCTCTTTTCCCCCTATAAATTTTTCATATCCGAATTTTGAATCGGACAGAATTAAGTGCAGATTCTTCTTCGCTCTCGTTATCGCGACGTAGAGACAGCGCAGTTCTGAATCCAAAGAATCTTGATTCAACTCAAAGTTCTCGTAAACCCTTCTGGTCACGTTTAAGAAAAGGACTACGTTATCCGCTTCTCCCCCCTTGACACCGTGTATAGTATCTATCCTAATACTGCTTTCAGCATTCTGATTCTTATTCTTAAGTAGAGCGCGACAGTATTTCTCAGAGTCCTCGTCTATGCCGAACGCCTCGAACCATCTCATTTCTTTTGTTATGGTACAATCTTTGCGAAGAAAAGATTGTACCCACGAATTACCATTCAATTTGGAAAACCCTTCCTTACGATATCCCTCGTAGGTGTAGATAGCCTTGATCAAATCCTTATCTAATGACAACTTATCTTTGAAACTATAAACCAAACCGAGATCCCTGACCTGTTCGACGAATTTCTTAAGAAACATTCTATTTCTCGCAAGAAGAAAATAAGAGCCCTCGCTCGAAAAAGTCAACTCTCTTATGTCTCTGTGGAAGAATATGTTTCCTCCCTTGTCGATAGGTCTAAATTGCTTGTCTACTCGGGTCTTGATCTGTCCAGATATCCTTTTAGAAAGATTAAGTATGTTCTCTCTTAACCTATAAGACTGATCCAAAATGTTTACCTTTGTTCCAGATAACTTTTTAAGATTTAGAAAAAAGTCTATGTCGGCTCCGCTCCATTCATAGATTGCCTGATCGTCGTCTCCAGCGACGTACATCTCCTTGCAATCTTTGAACGCAATTTCACAAAATCTCCACTGAAGAGTGGTTAGATCTTGCGCCTCGTCGATTATCACGACCTTCACGGGCAAGGGTCTATTCTCCGAAATAAATATCTGTAATAGATCGTCAAAATCCTTTATACCAGTTTCTTTCTTATATCGCTCATAGTTCTCCCCTACCATTTTGGATTTAGAAAATTCTATGTACGGATCCATACATTTTGACATCTTAAGATTGTTCTTTCTCAACGACCAATACGCAAGATACATATCATCATTATGAATCAAGTCCTCCGTGTAATATCCGAGAAAGTTCATATTCATGGCTTTCGAGAATTCTCTGTAATTCCGTTGACTTATCATATCGTAACGACTCATCTTTAAGGCGCGAAAAGCAAGAGAATGAATAGTTCTGAAGTAGGGCAGCTCTTCTTCGGAATACCCAAAATTTTTAACGAAGCGATCTCTTCCTTCGTAAGCCCCCTTCTTGGTGAACGACACGTAAGCTATCTCGTTTGGAGAATATCTCCTAAATAGATTCTCTAATAGATTCAATAGATACGTGGTCTTTCCACATCCTGGAGCTCCAAAGATTAAGTTTAGGTTAAGATTGTGCAAGGATTACCTTCCTTAGATTCTTAACAATATGACCATGCACGGATAGAGCCTTATTCTTGTTCCTGTGCCAGATCTGTCTCGTCTTAACTCGATCATCTCTACTAAATATCCAGGTCTCGTATCCATCTCCGTAGTATCCTGGAAATGTCGCAGTTGATATTCTTACCTTATCGGATAGTATATCACTCGCAATATTCTTTGCCTTGGTGTAGTCGAACATTTCATCCCTCTCAAAAATCTTCTTCTGTGTATTTCTTAAAATCCGGCTGAAACTTTTCGTAAACTGTAATCTTTCCGAAATCTTCCAATTTCTTTTTGGATAAAGACCAGACGCGAATGGTTTTCTCCGGAGATATTCTTATTGTCTTTGGCTCACACCCCATTTGACGATATAGCCAATGGTACTCCGACGGAAGAAAATGTTTAAATTGCTTCGTATTCACGACATAGTTTTGAAGATCACTTGTCCGGAACCAATATTCTTGACTCTCAAGATCAAAATAGACCCTGTGTAAACTTATCTGTTCCCTCGTCTCCGCAAAGACTTGACCCGTTAAGAAGTCGGAGACTAATATTAGGAACAGAGAATATGGCGAAGTGTCCTCATCCTTGTCGACGGATACGCTTACGATCTCCTTCAAAGCTGCGTTCACTTTAGAAAACCATTCGATCTGTTTTAGTTTAGAAGGGAGCTCATGGAGCTCTCTCATACATAACCTCAAGAACATATCTTGTCTGATTATCTCTTCTTCCGTCTTAAACCTCAACTTAACGAATTCTTTCTGTCCTTGCAATCTCACCTCCCATTCGTAGTAGGGCTGATCCAACCTGTACTGATAGAGCTGCCCGCACTCCACGGACGAAAAGTATCCTTCGTTCTTCCCGATACCATATTCTCTTTCTTTACACAGCTTCTTGGAACAGAAATCTACGCATGGTGACTCTTTGCACTTATAAGTATAATCTTTCTTCTTAAGAGAAGAGATAACAGTTCTTTCCAATTCCGTATTGGTTAACGGATCTTTTAGATAGTCATTCAGGTCTATGAGATTTTGTTCAAAGCTATCTTCGTCTTTCTTCTTAAGGTATATTCCGAAAGAAAAAAGAAACGTGTTCCTACCCGTCATATAGTCAAACGGATTTAAGATATAGATCTGTTGCAAACAAGGAGGAGCATCGTTGTATTCGAGATTGTGTATAAAGTTCTCCGCCTCGTCTAACGTCGTCAACTTATCCCTAATGTAGACAAGTGCCTCTGTTAGACTTAACTCTTTTCCGCCCCGCAAAGCCGTCTGTTTCGTCGACTTAAAATTGAAGTAGGGCAGATTCAGGAAGTTCCCTTTATTCTTGCTATTTGTCTTTGTCTGCTTTGGAAAAATTTCTACTCCCCCCTTCTTCTTGGACTTAACCAGTAAGTCTACGGACAAAAGAGAAGAGAATTTTCTCATGAGATCGATCGCCTTCGTCGCAGGAACGGCGCTCTTAAAGAATGTAAAGAAATGAAGACCGCCGCTCTTTGAGCGGAAAGGGACGATAGGGAAACTCACTCTCTCTATGGCTTCCACATACATATTCATATCCAAGCTATAAATATCTATATCTATCGCAGCGAAACGACAAAGTCCCTTATCGTCTACGGGAACTATTCCCAGTCCCTTATCCCCTTCTAAATGATCTCTATATTCTTCTATTGTGAGCAGCTTATTGGATACGAGGCTATATCTCCCCTCCATTTTTCCAGTGGTCTCATCCTTTTCCGAAGGAATAAATTCTCCGTAAACATATTGAGATCCGCCGAAATAGTTCATAAACTCCTGGATCTGTAGAGCATTTAATTTCGGCATGGTTTAACACACGCCTCCTCTCGGAGTAGTTCTCCTTCTTCCATATAAAATCTTTCTACAAAATCTCCCATATCTGCGGGTCTACCTCCGGTCGTGAACTCAAAATCAAACAATTCTTGTTCGTATATGTACATACGACCGTTGATAGTTTTTCCCTTCAGCTTTCTTATTCGATTCCCGTACAAGACTAACTTTCTTACTACTCGCACGGATCTTTGGGTGAGTTCGGCGAAGGATCTGGCTGTCCACATATCTTCGCCCTCAATGTTTACTGTCTTTTCTCCGTTAATCTCTAACATAAGTGTCCCTCGAGAACAGATTTTTTGAAGCCGTAAAAATAAGCCTGCACTTGTCCTCGCTTTCTTTGAGTTCTTTAGTTCTTGGATCTCTGTATTTTTTAGATGTTCTTCTTTTCTCAAAGGTCCCGAAATTCTTTATATGGACAGACTCTTCTTCCGAAGACTCGATTATCTCTGCAAAGACTTCGGTTAGCAAGATTCTCGCTTGTCTCTTGCTAACCAGTAGTCTCATAGAAAGGTTAGACACTAACTTATCCATAAAAGATTACTCCAAATTAAGTCTCGACTCGATTTTCTTAATGCTCTCTGAGACCTTCCTCTACAGACTTCTTGCATCTCGCGAGATTCCCCATTCTCGTATATCCGACCGTCTCGGACTACAATTCTGGCTCCCGTGTTTACCATAAACTGCACAATTTCTTCTTCATTTTTAAAGAAATTGGAGAGATCCGAGGGACTTACGACGAATGTAATTCTTGGATATTTTTTAGGCATAGATTATGTCCTCTAAGATTTATTTTTCTACAAAAAGACTATGATCCATATCAACAAGATCAACAGACTTATCAGTACAGCCCTCCGACCACAGGCGGAGCGATTAAGATCCCTCTCGAATATGTCTCTTCTGGGATAGTTCCTTATTACACTCATATTTGTCCTCCCATCCGTTGAACTCAAAGATTTTCTGGTATCAGTAAAAAGAATTCGTCCATTCACAGCAGATAACCTTCGGCTTCCCGTTTCGTGAGAAAGAAATGAATTCCGCCGGAACACTCTCTCCACCGGCATTCTTCCCAGTTGTCGCAAGTAACGATCTCACCCTTCTCGTAATGTGTGTTTTGATTGTAGGAAGACGTCCCTCTTTCTGCTCCATAAACATCCAACACTTTAACGTATTCGGCGCGACACTTTCTTCCTGTTGCATTGCTCCTTCGAGAATCCGAAGGAATCTCCAACTTAACTACTACACGATTTAGACACTTCTTATACCCCACTAAAGTTCCTTCGGGAAGTATCGAAGTCAAGGAGATTAGATAGTCTTCGTTGAAATTTGCGTCCTGAAGATTGGCTCCCTGAAGATTGGCTCCCCGAAGATGGGCTCCCTGAAGATTGGCTCCCTGAAGATTGGCTCCCCGAAGATTGGCTCCCCGAAGATTGGCTCCCCGAAGATGGGCTCCCTTAAGATGGGCTCCCTGAAGAGGGGCTTCCTGAAGATTGGCTTCCTGAAGATTGGCTTCCTGAAGATTGGCTCCCCGAAGATTGGCTCCTTTAAGATCGGCTTCCTGAAGATTGGCTCCCTGAAGATTGGCTCCCCGAAGATTGGCTCCCCGAAGATTGGCTCCCCGAAGATTGGCTCCCCGAAGATTGGCTTCCTGAAGATGGGCTTCCTGAAGATTGGCTTCCTGAAGATTGGCGCCTTTAAGATCGGCGCCTTTAAGATCGGCGCCTTTAAGATCGGCGCCTTTAAGATCGGCGCCTTTAAGATCGGCTCGAACTCCACCCGCACACTGGTTAATCCAGGATAGATGTAGATATAGAATTTCTTTAATCTTATCTTTATTCATACTTTGCCTCTACACAGCTAAATTTAGTTCTTCCATCGCTATCTCCAGCTCCTTTTGAGAATTGTAGATCTTAGCGAAGGAATGGGGAGGGACTCTGTGAGTGTATATGGAATACTTTAGTTCTCTAAAGTGATTCTCAACGACATGAGCAACATACTCGTCGCTTGTCTTGACATATACGGCGATGATTGTGTTATCTCTTTGAATCTTAACAACATTCCCTGTTAAGAGAGGGAAAGGCTTACCTTCGTAGAGCATAGAGTCTTGAATCAGCTTTTTAAACTTGTCTTCCTTCCTGACAGAATAGATTCCGATCTTATCTCCGATCACCTCGTTTCCTATCTCTTCCGCCTTGCATCGTAGATAGAGATAGTTTAGTTGACCCTCTTTTTCTTTCTTGTAGATCCTCTTAAGAATACTCGGATCTTTCGTCGTATCCTCGTGTTCTAATCGTAGTTCTCTCGTGTCGTTCTGCATTCTTTTCTTCCTCCTTTCTTTTATTGTTTATTTTAGTCTTTTCTGTAAGAAAAACCGTATTCTATCCAATGCTCTCCTTCAAGGCATTCCGACCAGTCTTTCAGCTTCTTAACGATCCAGTTTTTGGAATCCTTTCCCATAAACTCGATAGACTTTATGCCCATGACGAAGTGCTCTACGACACCTTCTTTTTCTTTATGGATTCCTCCGCTCCATGTCTCCCATCTATCAGACACGACTGCGGATAAACCGTGATTCTCACAAATGCCATCTTCATTGATTACTGAAGACATAACGATGTCGCCCACGAACAGTTCTTTTCCTGAGAGATCATTCATCCTTGTCTTTTCTCCACAGGTTCCTTGCCTACATTCCCCAGAATATATACATCGTAATCCTCCTTCTTTTATTTTTCTGCAATATTATCTCTTATCCTGGTGCTTTTCTCCGGATATAGTATATCCCCTTTTCCCTCGTCTTTTTCGATTGACTTACGACAATGATCGTTCTGATAGAACATCAATTTGTCTATCTCTTTTTGCGATTCTGGAGTTCGGCGCTACACGACCGACTCTGCCCGAGATTGTCTCTTTAGGATCGCCGAGAAGAACAGCGTTAATTAACTGATCTAACGCGACCAAGATATTGAGCGCATATCTACCCGCTCTGTTTGCGAGTCTTTTCATCTTAATCTTTTTCTTCCTGCCACTAATGAGATCGGCGCCTGTAAGATCGGCGCCTGTAAGATCGGCGCCTGTAAGATCGGCGCCTGTAAGATCGGCGCCTGTAAGATCGGCGCCTGTAAGATCGGCTCCCTGTAAAAAGGCTCTTCGAAGATCGGCTCCCTGAAGATTGGCTTCCCGAAGATCGACTCCCTGTAAAAAGGCTCTTCGAAGATCGGCTCCCTGTAAAAAGGCTCTTCGAAGATCGGCTCCCTGAAGATCGAATCCCCTAAGATTGGCTCCCCGAAGATCGGCTCGAACTCCATCCTTACCTCCTGCAATCCACCGGCTATGCGCTAATAGGATTTCGTTAATTTTGTTTTCTTCCATGATTTTTATCCTCCTCCTATTATTATTATTATTACTATTATTATTATTACTATTATTATTATTGCGTAACCATGCAAGCCCAGTAATTATTTGGCAAGGATTTTTTTAATTTTTTTTAAATTTTTTTAAATTTTTTACAGTCCGACTGGCTTTGTTACGCCTACATAGGCCATAAGCGTAACAAAGCCCAGTCGGGCTGCTCTCCATTTCTACCGCAACTGCGTACTTTTTTCCAGCCCAGTCGGGCTATGTTACGTTGTTACGCCTGTTACGCCTGTTACGCCTTGCAGTTTTTTGCGGTTTTATTTTTGCCGCCGGAAAAAAAATAAAAAGACCGTAACAGGCGTAACAGGCGTAACAGGCTTCAAGCCGCGTCCGTTTTTGGCCGCAAATGCGGGCAAAACCAGACACACCCTTGTTACGCCCGTGTTACGCTGTTACGCTTTTACTTTACCACTACTGGGGATCCGCGATAGCTTCCGTGAAGAACAGAGTCGCTTCCATCGCGGCGCTCTAACTGATTGGAAGAAAAGAGGGTCTACGGTTATCGCTATTGGATTATAATATTGGTGTACAGGGTCTTATAAGCGCAAAGAAAAGGCCGCCATTGGGCGGCCTTTGGAGGCAGGTTATACGAGGATAGAGGAGGATGCACTACTTGCTTATGTCGAGAATCTCGTCCGAAGGAACATATCCGGTGTAGTTCTTCGGCATTTCTTTCCCTTTGGAAAGGAATCTGTAGGTTCCGTCGGAAGGGGTGAAGTTGATCCAGATCCTTTCTTCCGGGAGTGCATTCTTAAGATACTTGCGAAGATAGCCTGCGCAATCCTTTCGTCCAACGTGGAATGTCTTGAAGATTTCCTCTTCGGAGACATTCTTCTTCGTTTCTACGAGCTGAACGAACTTGGCATAAGACGCTTGTCCGTTAGAAACAGGACGCTGTGATTGGGCTGTCGCAAACTCGTTCCAGATCTTCTTGATCTCTTGATCTTGAGTCTTGGCCATCGCTGCGCCCAGTTTCTCGAGAAGAGCTCGTTGTTTCTCTCTGCGCGCTTTCTTCTCTGCCTTACGAGCTTCCTTCTTAGGATCTACTACTTTCTCCCATACGGGGCTTACGCCTTTTGTTTCTTCCATTTAGGTCTCCTTTTGGTTTATTTCCGACGGACTCGTCAGCGATCGTTTACGATCGGACGCCCTTGCGGGGCGTTTCGTCCTTTCTATCTTGCGTAGGCTTCGGTCGCTACGGTTAGAGAGAAGATGATATTGCGTCCTGCTCCACGCTCCCACTGGATGATCCCACGTCTTTGTAATCTGTTGAGGATGAAGAACATCTGCTTGTCGGTCGTTGCGTTAATCTGAGTTTTCAGGTGCCCCATGTTTTTCGATCCGTTCATCACTGCCATTCTTGCGATCTTTTGTGTTTTTGTTGTTTTCATTTTTTCTTTCCTTTTGTTTTTTATTGTTTATCAATAATAGTAATATAATGTCATAGATATATTTTGTCAAGAGTTTTTCGGAGAAAAATCTAATTTTTTTGGAAAAAATTAGATTTTTCGGAGATCTTGCGCCGCGCGCAAGATCCGCGGATAATCCCTACTATTATATGTAATCCCCGCCTGCTTGGTTATACTACACATATTTTTGGGCAGTGTAGCCAAAAAACGCTTGTCGGTGCGCGCTGTGCCTACTACTATTATATAGTAGGGGGTCTAATATCGTGTCTGATCTAACCGAGAAGAAAGAGCTAATCTTACAGAGCTATGCGGAGACGTTCGACAGGACTATGGCCTACGCGAGAGTGGGACTTACCGACGAGGAGATCGGCGAATTAGATCTGGACGAGGATTTCCAATTTCGCCTATCTCTGAGACTAATTGCAGAAAGAGAATCCATCTTACGCCGATTACGAAATTTGTCTGAATCGGGTGACGAGAAGATTTCTTTTCGCGCGACTATAGAACTCGGAAAGATTCTCTATCCGGAAGCGTTCAGTGCGCTGAAGCCCGATTTCAAACTTACGATCCCCTCCGGAAACGATTTAAAAGAAAACGACGAACGTCTTGCGAAAGAGTACGCCACTCTCTTGCGAGTGAAGAGATATTCGGCTCCAGATAAAAGAGAATGAAGAATGAACAGTTTCGATCATTAGATCGTTTCCTGGAGAAAGAAGAGTATCCTTTGTGGCTTGTTCTGAATCACCATAAGACACATACGAATAGATATCTCACTCTGGACAAACATCAGTATCTCAAAGAGATACTGATGGACAAGAGTAGGTTCCGAGTGTATAAGAAGAGTACGCAAGGAGGAGTGTCCGAAGTCTTAATTGTAATCTCGTGGTCGGCGGCGGTCAAGGGAAACACGATCTTCTATATGTTACCTACGCACGGATTGATGAAACGATTCGTAACCAATCGGTACGAGAAGAGCCTCTCTTACACGAGATACTATCAAGAACATAAGTCAGACAGTAAGTCTCAAAGCCTCTCTAAAGAGATGATCGATAATCAAACTCTTAAGGATATCGGTGCGGGCGTTATCGCATTCGCGGGGTCGAGGTCAGAGGTTCCTCTCGTCGAGATTCCTGCTGACTGGTTAATAGTAGACGAGCTCGCAAAGTGTGACGCAGATAACGTCGAGATGGCAAAGGAACGACTGGGACACGCTTCTGATCCTCACATGATATATGTAGGGAATCCTTCGTATATCGGAGACGCGTTAGATGAAAAGTGGGATCAGTCCACGAAGTCACGATGGCACATTCAGGGCGAATGCGGACACTGGAATAAGTTGAATTTCTTCGATCACATAGTAGAGAAGATCGGAGAACAGGATTACGTTATAAGAGATCCAGACTACGACGCAGAGTTAGATAAAGATATACGACCGATCTGCTCTGTGTGTGGTAAGCCGTTTGATCGGTATTCCGAGGGAGAATACGTTGACGAGGGTTCCGCGATATTCTCTGGCAAGCATATCTCTCGTCTATTCTCCGGGACGGGTACAATCCGGGAGATCGTAAATAATTTCTCCGCCGGTCTGGTTAACGATGTAAGGATGCAGAGAGTTTATAACTCCGACTTTGGAGAATCGTACACCTCTGCAGGATCAAAGTTGACGTATGAGATGTTAGACGAGCTTCGGGAAGATTACATAATGCCCGACACGAGTAAGATGAATTGCGTCGCGGGGATAGATGTAGGTGGACTACTCCACATACATATCGCGGAAGTCTTGTCTTCGGACTTGTTGAGAACGGTTTATCTGGGAGAGGTCTCAGGAGGTTATGAAGAAATAATAACCTTGTTCCGAGCATATAACGTAAAGTTCTTTGTCATAGACTCAATGCCGGAGATTAGATTAGCGAGGAAGTTGGTCAATAGTTGGACAGGATGCGATTGTAATGTGAATTCTAAGAATAGGGAATTCTCTTTCAATAGGCAAACGAAAACGATCTCTCAGATAAGAACAGCGTTCTTGGACAATGTTAAAGAGAATGTTCTTTTGAGGAAAATTCTTCTTCCAAAGAATGCGAGAAAGATTCCAAACTACTATGATCAAATGACGAATTCAGTTAGAGTATTCGACGAAGATAAAGAAGAGTATAGTTGGATCCACGGATCAAAGCCTGATCACTATATGTTCGCGACCGGATATATGTTATTAGCGAAAAGAATGTATCTAACGGTGAGATAAAGAATGGCCATAGCCGATATACACGAGACCCTGATGCCTAATCACATTATCTCCGCGTCATCCACGGAAGAGAAGGGTCGAGGTCTACAGGTCTATACGATGTCTCAACTGCTTGGAATAACAGGAGAGACAAAAGACGGACAAAGGTTGACAGGGAACTACGAACAACCCATATTCTATCTTACGATAGAGGAGAGGGTCTCAATTTTCCGTCTCTGCGCGCCGGTTACAAGCGTCGTCAGTTCTCGTATGCAAAGGATAGCCGGATTGGAGTGGACAATCGTTTCGGATAAGTCGCAAGAAGATAAACTCTACGAAAGATTAAAATCTTTGAAGCAAATATGCGACGAGTATATCTCTTGTACAGATCTTGCGTATGTCATCGCTCGCGGAAAGATATTGCAAGAGATTAAGAACACCTTACCCGACGTACTTCCGGATTTATCCAACTTTAATTCCGCTCTATTGCGATGGAAGAAGCGGATTAATTCACAGAAAACGGATGACGCTGAAAGAATACAAGATTGGTGTATGCAGCCGAACATCAACACGAAATTTCCGGATCTCATCAAACAGAATGTCTTTGATCTTATGGTGCATGGATCTTGTTCCGTGTACAAAGAGATTTTGGATAATCGAGTAGAGAATGTCTACGCTCTACCCGGAGGAACAGTCTTGCCTCTTAAGAATATGTTCGTCGGAGGTGTTCAAGGATACGTTCAGATTGTCATTGGACTCTCACCGCAGATATTCTTCGGTGACGAATTAGCTTATGCGACATATATTCCAACGACGGCGCGAAACTATGGATTCATCCCTTTAGAGGCGTTGATCAACAAGGTGTGCGAGTCTCTTCTTTTTGATAAATTGATGGCCGAGCAAGCGGACGGAACAAAGCCTCCTGAGAAGATGGTGATTGTCGCGAATCCTTCGCCATTCGGAGCTATAGATAGAGAATTTGAATTACCAATTTCTGACGACGAACAGGCTCGGATAGAAACTAAGATAAACACTCCAAAGAAGAACGCCATAATGACATTCACCGGCAATCACGTGGAGGTCATAGATCTTTCTCGGGAAAATACGATGCCGATACAGATGCAAAGGCAGAAGGATATCCGAGAAGAGGTGGGAATGGTGTTCCAAGCGACACCAATGGAGATGAGTCTTGCAGGCGGGGACAACACCTCTGGAAGATCTACGTCGGAAGAACAGGGAGATATCTATATGTCATCTGGAGTTCTTCCGATAGTACAGATAATCAAGACACTGTGGGATTATGACATTCTTCCGTACCGAGAAGGTCCCGGATATAAGCTCAAGTTTACGTTAGAGCCAACCGACAAAGAGAAAATGGAGAAGCTGAAGGCGAAGAGAGAAACGGGTGTATATTCTGTCAACGAGATTCGCGTCAATGATCTGAACGAAGATCCTTTTCCGGATAAAAAGTTTGATCTTCCGGACGGCGGATCGCAGACTGAGATTAACCCAAATTCTTCAGGGTTAATATGAATACCGAAGAATTAGAAGATGAATTGGAATTAGACTTAATTATGGCGTTCAATCTTGTTCAAGCGGAAGTCCAAAGAATTTTGGAAAAAGATATCTCTCCCGAAGAGATGGTAATCCAGATAGAGGAGCTACTCTCATGACTAACACAGGTATTCAAAAAGGGTGCGGAGGAGCTAAAAAAGACTCCGATAAGATGAAAACCGCCATGGATAAATTCAAGACCGGAACATTGAAAGATTCCCACGGAAAGAAGGTTACGGAGAGAGAACAGGCGATCGCAATAGGTTTGAGTGAATCCGGAGTAACCTTGAAAGATCTGGATTCTATGGCGAAGACGGAATTGAGGAATAAAATATTGGACGTTAAAAAATCTCTGGTGAATCTCGTTCATAAAGAATTGGATCAAGATAGGTATATTCGATCGGAGGTCGTAAGATTCTTTAAGTCCAATAAGAATCCGACGGACACGCAGGTACACTCCCTTGCCGAGAAATTGGGAGCTTCTCCTAACGAATTGGAAACTATCATTTACTCCATAATATCGGATCTTCTGACTGGAGGACTTTCGGAAGGAAAGCCTGTCACCGTAGATTCTAACGAATTGAAGATGGGCGTAGAGGTGGAAAGAGAGCATACTGACAATATCTTAATAGCAGATAAGATCGCAAGAGATCACCTTGTAGAAGATCCAAAATATTACACGAAACTAAAGGCTATGGAATCTAAGTAAGATGGCGAAGATCCATTTAGATAGAATAAAAGAAAAGTTCGGATGGTCCGGAAAGAACTATCAAGATCTTGTGACCAATATACTTACTCAGAATCGGAAGAACATAAAGAATAACGTGGGAAGAATATTAGTCCGAGATTTTCGTAGTCAGGCAAGTAAATTGGAAGAAGGAAAGACAGTCCAAATTCTGGATCTCCAAGACGTATTTCCGAAAAGATCGGTATATATGTTGAAGGCCGCAGAGCAAGGCGAATTGATAACGGACACTTTGCGAGATAAGCTCACGCGTAGGCTTAGACAAGTATTGTCCCAGCCCGAATATGCTCAACGACGAGGAAGGAACGCTGGATTGATCAAAGAGAATCTTGTCTCAGATTTCCAAGGACACGTAACGGAAATCTTTGATGGGTACACAAAAAAGACTAAAAAGGAGATGCCCACGAACATATCCACAATCGCAAAGACAGAGGTGCATTCTGCGATCAATATGGTTAGACACGAATATATTTCAGCCTTGACGGATAAGAATCCTGATCTGCAGATGATGAAAGTTTGGATACATCGCGGATCAAGAAGAAAAGACTACGCCGCTCGTGTCGGACACAGAAATCTTAATCTGATTAGAGTACCTTTTAGGGAAGACTTCCGATTGGAAGGGATTAGGGGTCAGACGTATTCAGTTTCTCGTCCACACGACGATAGACTGCCCGCAGAAGAATCTATAAATTGCGGATGCGAAATTAAATATGTATTGGCGGGTAAGACAGCTAATACGCAGGAGTCTGGTCAATGAGCGCAAAATTAAAAAATCTTGGCGAAGATAAGAAAAGGATATCTTTTGTCTTTCATCCATATAACTTTGAGAATCGTTCTCATTTCGTAACGAAACAAGACGGTGCGAAACAACGAAGATACCTCATCGGAGTTTCTTCGGGCACAGCGGTCGACGGACACGGAGAGAAGATGACCCCTACGGGAATAAAGTCATTCCAAGATCAGGCGAATAGCGGCGATGTACTCTTGTACGACGGAGCGCATTACTTTGATCACAGTCAAGACATCGGAAAACTGACGCATTCCGAGATACTGCCGAATAATGATTGGCTTACAGAGTTCCGTCTCTACGATGAAGACGATGGTATGGGGCAGGAAACGTTAGATCGCGCAAATAAGCTGTGGGCTAAAGTCAATGGTCTTCCTCCGTACTCTTCTCCGAAGGAATTAGGTTTTTCCATCGAAGGGTACATTCCGGACGGAGGTTTAAAGTCCATAGATAGAGACAAGAAGAGAGTCATAGATAACGTGATGCTGGATGGGGTGGTTATCATACCTCGCCCTGCGTATCGCTCGTCGATAGCTCAAGCGGTTTATAAAGCTCTCGACGAGATTCCTCCCTGGAATCTGAATAAAATGCTCGGAAAGGGATTCCGAGATAAGGTCGTAAAAGAAGATCTTACGAACAATTACTTTAAGAAGAGATTTCAATTCCAAGATATGTTGGAAGATGAGATAGAGAACATTATGGTCAATCCAAAGATCGGAGACAAAGAAGAAAATTTGGATAAACTTTTTAACGAGTATAAAACAGCGATGATGGAATTGGTATTTGAATCCTCGTCGATGTTCGATAAGGAACGATACACCGGAGATGTAATCGACACAGAACGCTTGACGTCTGACGCGATTCCGGTCGTCAATCCTACGATATACGAAAGAAGAGTCGAGTTTAAGAAAAACAATAAGATAGCAATCGCAAAGAGTCTCATAACGGAAGTCGATAAACTCTTAGCGAAATTAAAATGAGAGCGAGGTAAATATGGATGCTGAATTATCGGCAATCGTGCAGAACATCAAGTCCCTTGCAGAGCAAGCGTCACAAATGATGCAAGGCTCGGAGGTATCAAATCCGGAAACTACTGAATCGGTTAAGAAGGGTCAACCTGCGGGCGGAGAACCCGAAGAAAAGGTCTCTCCGGAGACTGTGCAAAAGATACTAAAGTATCTTGAGGACATAGATAAAGAACCCGAGAAGACTCCCGAGGAAGTCACGAAGTCCGTCGAAGGGGCAACGGGATCGGACTCTGCAGAAGAACGATTAAAAGAGATCGGAGAAATCAACGCCCAAAATGTAGAAGAGGTCGCAAAGGCTTTGAATGAGCTTATGGGGAGAAAGAAAAAAGCACAACCTTCTTCCACGACGATAGAAGCTCTGAAGGGACTAACGGGTGTAGTCAAATCTCTACAGGATGAGATACGGGTACAGAAAGAATTCAGTACGAATATTCTCAAAGGACTCGGAATCGCGGATGAGATATTGAAGATCAATCCTGCAGAAGAAAAGAAAAGGGCGCTTCCTGTGCAGTACTCTCCCCAGGAGGTCGCTAAGAGTTTAGAGTTCATTCGCAGCATGATGCTGGAATCAAAAGAGCCGACACAACAGATTTCCTTTAACGATCATCATGTCGCAAAGAGTCTCGCCGCTAACGATGGCGAAGCCCTAAAATTCATGTTCAAAAGAATCTAAGGAGGATCACAATGCCTGATCTAATCAGACAGTATAATCGTTTGGCAGGAGAGAATAAGTCTCTTGTTCAGAAAGCTCTTTCGAGTGCGACCGGTGTAGGGGAAGCCCTAATTCCGCAGCACTTGGAACAGGTCATCACTAACGCTCTTCCTCGCTTGAGTCCGACTCTTGCGATGATCGAGCCAAAATTCGATAACCAGAAATACCACGAATTTAATAGATTGGTGTCTCTACCTGACGCAGGAGGAGCGATGGGAGAAGGCGCAACAACTCCCACATATAATCCGAATTTCTCGCGCACAGGTGTCTTCATGAAAGTCGTTCGTCGCAAAGGTGCGACCACGGATTTCTTGAAGGACTCTTCTAAAAAGAACGTCGACGCGGCTGCGACTAACATCGAAGCAAATATGCTCGCGCACGTCTTTGATCTCGAGAATTACTTGCTTTACGGAAATAAGGATGCGAATCAATACGAATTCGACGGACTTGACAAGTTCATCCAGTCGAATAGAATCAACATGGCTTCAGGAGGGGTCGTGCCTACGTCGCTCAAGACACTTGACGATCTGATAGACATTAACTTGGATTATCAGGGCTCGTCTCACAAGAAAGCGATCTATATGTCCCCTTATATGTTGAGTAAGTTTTCTCAACTTCTCACAAACGTTCGCCTCGTTCAAGGTATCGTGGGTCAGATGTCCGCGGTGGACGTCCCGGGTGGATGGAGACTTAACGCCTATCGGGATATTCCGATAGTAGTTTCTTCCGCTTGTCGACCTAAATCTAAAATGGGCACAGTGACTCCGATACTGGCTAACGCTGGAGGAACTATTCCTGACAGTAAGACATACTATTTTAGAGTCGCCGCTATGACCAGAGATGGAGAACAGTTGTCGTGCGAACAGATCAGTCAAGCGACTGGGACGGAGGGAAATCCTAACGAGCATAAGATTGAGCTCACCTTTTCTCCGGTCGTAGGTGCGTTCCGATATAAGATATACGTCGGAACTGAAACAGGGGAGACCTTCTTATGCAGGATCGTTCCTGCATTCGTGTACGACACTAACGGAACGATACTGAAAGAAGTCGCGTCTAATGCGATAAACGTAAACACAGTCGTAACCTCCAATTCAAACGGACAAGTCGTTTCTGTACTACTAAAGACTGATCCTTCAATCGCAGACTCTTTGGCAGTGGTCGGAAAGATGGTCGAAGATCGTCCTTTCGTAGGAACGCTTGACAATCCCCCGGAGTACATCTTTTTCTGGGATCTCGATGAGTATCAAGGAATCGGAAGATTGGCCTACACCAATGAGGGTGGATCAAGATTCGGAGGTTTGGTGTCTTTCGAAGATTTAGCAAAGACGGACGACTATCTCCCTTTTATGCTCAAGACTTACTGCGCTCTTGCGGACAGCTTTGAGAAGACGAGTAGCATAGTCCGAGGTCTGAAAGCGGCCTAATGCCTGTCTTAACGAGAAAAGAACTCAATAACCTAACGGCGGAGAAGCCTTCTCTTGTATCTAAGAAAGAACACGTTTCTGACGAGTACAAAGAAAAAGTCTCTCCGCCGTTATCTAAATCTAAAAAGTCTTTTTATTTATTTGATCCGGACAATCCGTCTAACAGATCCGGATATATAAACAAAACGATTTTTTTATCCGTGTTGGATAAAAAACACAGTGTAGAGATTAGAAACGGAATCTGTGTAGTTCGCGACGAAGAGCTAAAAAGAATCCTCATAAGTAGGGGATTTATCTATATGTATGAAGAGGATAATAATGAGTAATCCAATAAAGAGAATGTCTGGAACAATGGCCGGAGGAGCAGATCACACGGCTTCTTATGAAGCCGAGCTGGACATTTCTTCCGGATTAGAGTCGGAGGCTTTGATAATTCCGAGAGGGGTGTCTGAGATTGTGGTAACAGTCAGCGGATCGGAAGGCTTCTCTTGCAAGGTGCAGACAACGACAGACAGTGTGGAGAAAGTCGAAGAAGGCCTCCCTCTATGGGAGTCCTGGGTACATGGTCTCGTGTCGGGAGTAAAGAGTGGAGTCTGTAAGAGAGTGACTGCAATAAGACTTGTCCGTGAGGGTGATTCTTATTGCAGGGTAACGATAGTGTGTTGAGGAGAAGATAATGAGTGTTTGGAGCGAAGACGATCAGATTGAAGTCGTTGAAGTTAAGGTAGACGAGATTAAGGCAGATACGACCACTCTTAAGGCGGATACGACCACTCTTAAGGCGGATACGACCACTCTTAAGGCGGATACGACCACTCTTAAGGCGGATACGACCACTCTTAAGGCG